TTATACTACGGTGGTTTGACAAATGGTGTAAGTGTGCGATTCCTTCCATCATTTGCTCGTACTTTTTCCTTGAGTGCACAGAGAGTGAAGACAGCAATTCCCTTGACAATTCATTATGATTCACTTTCAAACCCTACAATTGACCTTTTGTTTGGAATGCCCAGAGAAGTGGGTATCGGTGCAGGATACAATTACACCAATTCAAACCTTGTCACTAACTACTACTACCGATTCATCACCGAGATCACCAATAAGAACTCCAAGATTGTAAGAGCTTATTTCAAAATTACGCCATCGGATTGGTTCAACTTGCGATTCAGCAATTTGTATTTCTTTGAAGGACAATACTGGAGGTTAAACAAGGTCAACGATTACAATCCAGTTGAAGAAGGTGTTTATGAGTGTGAATTCCTTTTGGCTCAATTCATTCCACCAGCGGCAATCACGATAAAAAAAATGGGTGCTGGAACTGCTCAAGGGGCTCACACCGATGTCTATGGTGATGTGTATCCCGGTGGTCAATTTCCAATCAAACCTGGTATTAAAGGAGTCAGCGTTGGAACAAGCGAAGGAAGTGGTGTTTTTGTTGGTGAAAACTTCAGCGGAAACGGCATTAACAATAGTGGATTTGGATCAACAAACATTCATTATCCTAATGGGGTTGATGGGTCGGTTGTTCTTGTTTCAAATGATTTTGAACCTACCAAACCTGACACACTCTACATCGGGAATTACGAGATGTATCCATCTTTTTTGAGTGGAGGTTCGGTCAAGACGGTAACGGCAAACACAACGGCAACAAAAGACGATAGATTGTTTTTGGTTGATACCACAAGTGGAAGCAAGACAATTACCTTGCCTGATCCAACTGGATTGAGTGGTAAACAATTTGCAGTCAAAAAATTAACTTCCGCACATACCATCACCGTTGATACAACTGGAACGGCAAAGATTGACGGTGCGGATACACATTCAATCAATCAACATTGGGCATCACACATCTTTGAAACAGATGGGGTGGATTACTTTATAATAGCAGAAAAATAATGGCACTAAACGCAACGATTGACCTAACCGTCAAAAAGCCCGACTTCAAATCAATGAAGGCGGAGATTAGAGAACTAACAGTCGCAGCTCAACAGGCGGTGATGCAGTTCGGTGAGTTCTCACCTGAAGCACAAAGAGCAGAGAAGGCACTTGCCGGTGCGAGAGATAGGATGGATGACTTCAATGATCGTGTGAAAGCGGTCAATCCTGATAGGTTCTCAAAAATCAATACAGTTGTTCAAGGTGTTGCAAGTGGATTTGCAGCAGCACAAGGTGCGATGGCGTTGTTCGGAAACGAATCCAAGGACTTTGAGAAGACGATGATTAAGTTGCAAGGTGCAATGGCGTTGTCACAAGGTCTTGAAGGATTGGGAAAGATTCAGCAACAATTCGGTGCAATCTTCAGGGATGTTGTCAGCGGTGCAAAGAAAGCATTTGCAGCAATCAAAGCGGGTATTGGTTCAACCGGTATCGGATTGATTCTTGTTGCACTTGGTGCTATCGTTGCTTATTGGGATGACATCAAAGAGGCGGTGAGCGGTGTGAGTGAAGAGCAAAAAGATTTGTTGAAGAACACGGAGAAAATGGTTGAAGCAAATCAAAAATCTTACGATAATATATCTGCAAGTGAAAACATCTTAAAGCAACAAGGCAAAACGGAAAAGGAGATTTTGCAAATGAAAATTGCAGCGTTAAAAGTATCAATCACTGATTTGTCTGCTCAACTTGAAACTCAACAAAGTATTCAACAAGCTCAAATTGATACTGCCAAAAGGAATAGAGATATTCTTCAAGGTATGATCAGATTCATATTTGCTCCGTTGTCAATTTTGCTAAAAACAGTTGACAAGGTTGGTGAAGCATTGAATCAAGATTTTGGATTAGAGGAAGGATTTTCAAAAGGCATTGCGGAAATGGTATTTAATCCAAAAGAAGTTGAAGATGAATCAAACGCTGCAATTCAAAAAAGCAAAGATGGTTTGAGGAAAATGAGAAACGACATTGCTGGATTTGAGGAGTCAATAAAAAGCATTGATAAAAAAGCAGCGGAGGACAAAAAGAAAATATCGGATGATGCTGATCAAAAGGAATTAGACCGATTGGAAAAAGTTGGGGAAGAAAAAAAGAAAATCACGGCAGATACTTTGGCAGCGGAAGCATCGGCAAGAGATGCAGCACGACAAAAAGAACTGGCATTGCTGACTGATGAAGGTGAGAGAATCGACAAAGAGTATACCAACAAATTAGTCGCACTTGAAGAAGCGAAAGCAGCAGAACTGAAAGCCATCGGTGACAATGCAGAAGCCAAAGCAGCGATTGAGAAAAAGTATAATGACTTAAAAATCGTTGCACTTACGGAACTGGATGCAGCGGAACTGAAACTTGCAGAGGAAACGGCAGCGAAGAACAAGGATTTACTTGAGAAAGAAACGGAAGATCAAGCAAAGGCAACCGCCGACCAACTTGCAAACGAAGCAGCATTGAGAGCAGCAAAAGACACAATGGTTCAGGCAACAAGAGATGCAGTATTGGCACTTGGTGGTTTGTTCAAAGAAGGTAGTGATGCAGCAAAAGCCGCAGCATTGGTTGACATTGCAATCGGTACGGGTGTTGGATTTATTAACGCATTGGACATCGCACAAAAAGGAGCAAAGGCAACAGGACCAGCAGCACCGTTTGCATTCCCTATATTCTACGCATCGCAAATTGCTGCGGTGTTGGGAGCAGCAAATAAGGCAAAAGCAATCTTGAAGAGTGGCAAAGGCGGTGGGTCAGCATCAGCACCATCACAAATGGGTGGAGGTGGAGCTCCGCAAATGGCAGCACCACAAGTAAGCTCAACACTTCCAACAGTAAGCGGATTCGATACCAAAGTTTTTGTGACTGAAGGTGACATCCGCAGAACAACCGATCGTGTGGATACTACGAGAAAAGTATCCGTTGTCAAATAACGCTATTTAAGAAAGATGAAGTTACCAGTATACCGATTAGACATCAACGAGTTTGATGAAGAGACAGGCATTGAGTTTGTTTCTTTGGTTGAAACTCCAGCCATACAAAAGGACTTTCTTGCATTTGCAGAAATCACCCAAAGGTTTGAAATCAAGGATGAAGAGAAACGCATCGTTACAGGTGCAGCAATGATTGCCGATCTACCCATCTATCGCAGGGACGATGTTCGTGGAGAATACTATGTGGTATTTGACAAGGAGAGCATTTTCAAGATTGCAAAGAAGTGGGCAAGGTCAAACAAGTACGATGCGGTGAACACACATCACAAAACACCAATCGCAGATGGCGTGAGCTTGTTTGAATCATACATCATTGATCGTGAACGGGGCGTGATGCCACCAAAGGGATTTGAAGAGGTTGCCGATGGTTCTTGGTTTGTGTCTTATTTAATCGACAACGAAGATGTTTGGTCAAAGGTGAAGTCCGGCGAGTTCAAAGGATTCTCGGTGGAGGGTGTTTTTGACTTTCCCGTTGATGCTGATGAACAACTCCTTGAGCAAATGAAATCAATCCTTAGCCAATGGAATGGCAAATAAAATTGCAACACTTAAAACAAAAACCTAATTATATAACAAATGAACGCAAAAGAAACATTGAAAGAAATCCGCACAATGCTCGGATTCTCTGACGAAGAAATCAAAGTCGAGATGGCAACCGCCACATTGACTGATGGTACTGTAATCACTTACGAAGGTGAATTGGCAATCGGAACTGCCATCTTCGTTCAAACTGCTGAAGGTGATATCCCAGCACCTGATGCAACTCACGAGGTTGAAGGTGGATTGTTGGTGACAACCGTTGGTGGTTTAGTTACTGAAATCGTTGAACCTGAAATCGAAGTTGAAGTTGAAGCCGAAGAGTTCGCAACCGTATCTGCATTCAACGAAGTAGTTGCCAAGATGGAAACTGCAATCGCTGAATTGACTGCTAAGGTAGCAACATTGACTGCATCTAACAACACACACAAAGAAGCAATGAGCAAAGCAATCGACCTAATCGAGAAAGTTGCTGACTTGCCTTCAGAAGAACCCACAAAAACTCCCGTTTCAAACAAGAAGAATGATCAGTTTGAAGCATTGAAAAGATTAAAAAACTCACTAAATAAATAAACTAAAACTATGGCATTTTCAGTCGGATCTCTCGTTAATTACAACAACGAACAATCAACAGACTTGTTGGTTAAAGCATTGTTCAGCGGTAAAACTGCTGCTGCGATGTACGCTGCAAACCAAGTGCAGGTAGGTGTTAAATCATCTGCTGCCTTGAACATTATCGCTTCAACTGTATTCCTACAAGCCGACGGCTGCGGATACAATCCAAGTGGTACAACTACCTTCACACAAAGAAACATCACCGTTGGTGCTGTGAAAGTTGAAGAAACTCTTTGTCCTAAAACTTTGGAAGCAAAGTGGATGCAAACACAAATTATGCCCGGTTCACCAACAATGATTCCTTTCGAGGAGCAGATTGGAAACGAGAAGGTAGCCGTGATTGCACAAACTTTGGAAACTGCGATTTGGCAAGGTGATACTGCAAGTGGTAATCCTAACTTAAACCGTTTTGATGGTTTGAGCAAAATCATCGCTGCTGCATCTCCAACATTGGCGAATGCTGCCCCAACAACTTTCACAACTGTAACTTCTGCAAACATTGATGACATCTTGGATCAAATCTATGCAAACATCCCTGCTGCCGTTGCAACCAAAACTGACTTAGTTTGTTTCTTGGGTGTTGACGCTTACAAGTTGATGTTGGTTAATTTGAAGAACGCCAATTTGTTTCACTATGTGGCTGATGCTGCAACTGAAATGGAAATGGTTTATCCTGGAACTAATATGAAGTTGATCGCCGTTGGTGGTTTGAACGGAACAAACAAATTGTTTGCTGGTTCATTGTCTAACTTCTTCTTAGGAACTGACCTTGCAAACGAAGAGGAAATCACAAAGCTGTGGTATTCAGAGGACTCAGACGAAGTAAGATTCCGCTTAACTTTCAAGTATGGTGTGCAAGTTGCATTCCCATCTGAAGTTGTTTATTTCACCCTTTAATCTAAAAATTTATATGGCATGTCTGCTGACTTCCGGATTTACACTTGATTGCAAGGAAGCAATCGGTGGAATTAAAAGCATCCATCTAATTAGTTGGACTGCTTCAAAGTTTACCGTTGTAAGTGGTGTAGTAACCGCAACAACTGTGGTGAGCGGTGATGTATACACTTACGAGCTACCTAAAGCAACCGGCTCAATGACAAACACCACAAATGTGAGCATTGAAAACGGCACATCTTTCAACCAAGCCGACATTGCGTTCAAACTTCGCAGATTGTCAACCACCAAGCGTAACGAGATGAAACTTCTTGCACAAGGTCGTTGTTATTGCATCGTTAAAACAAACAATGACGAGTATTGGTTAGCCGGTAAGGACTTGGGTTGTGATGTGACTGCAATGGTCAGCAACACAGGAACTGCGATGGGTGACTCAAC